TCAGAATCCTTTGGTCTGGAAATAAACGGCGCAGCGCTCCGCCATCTGGCCTCGCCGCTGCGCAGCGTCGGCGGCGCCGGCCTTCTCGTAGAACGCGGTCGCCTGCGTCGCGGCCATGTGGGCGGTGCTCGCCGCCTCGATCGCCTTGAGGCCATAGCCGGGGCCGTGCGAAAGCTCATGCCACGCCGCCTCGCATTGCGTCTGGACATCGCCCTTGCCGGCGAGAACCGCCGCCTGGATGTCGACGCCGGTCTCAGCCCGGATCGCGTTCAGGCGGGCGACGTGCCACTGGAACAGGCCATAGGCGCTCGGCATTCCCGTAGGGTGCGCAGACCACGGCAACGGCTTGCCAGAGGCGTCGAGATAATCGCCCTTGGCGTTCGGATCGAGGCTCGATTCTGCTTCGGCCATCGTCAACATGGCGAGCGCGGCCGGGATCGGCGTTCCGTGCGCGCGGAAAGCGGCGACGATCGCATGCGCGCGACCGAAGAAGGCGACGCTCTCGCGCGTCGCCGCGTCGGGCCATTCGGGCAAGGTCACGGTCACCTCCTCTCAAACTATCGGCGATCTTCGGCACAATTCCAGGCTGGACGCAGTCGAACACGCCTTCCGCGTGCTGGGCCACGGCATCGACTTGCGCATTCGCAAGATCGCTTAAGCATCCCTCAGTCGCGCCTCCGCGTCCCGATCAGCGCCCGCGCAGCCGGCGAGATAGAGGACGATCATCGCCGCCATCACCGGCCACGCGTCGGGCGGAAGGTCAGGCATTGGCGAGCGCCAGCGCGGAGTCGGAAGCGGCGTCGATAAGAAGCATGGGGCCTACTGCAAGAAACGCGACCGGCGCGGATACCAGAAGGACCACGGGTCGGCGGCCCAAGCCAACAGTTGTTGAAGCGAAAGCGCTGATGCTGCGAACATCCCGGCATGTATTGTGCCGTTCGCAGTGTAGCTGCTGTTCCCGGTTGTTTGATTTCCGAACTGGCAGATATTCGACCCGGTCGCCGTGAACGTGTATGTCCCCGAAAAGGTAGATGACTTGATTTGTCCAGTGAGTAAATTCGTCGAAACGAAATAGATGTTGGACGCGGTAGCCGAGAGGCCGAGAAAGTACGGGACGTTGATGGACAGCGCCACCGCTGTGGCGTAGTAATTGCCTGAAGCGCAGTTAAATGCCGGCGCGAGCGCGCCAACCATCAGACTATTGCCGCTCGTCGTTCCATTTTGCACGACCTTCGAATAGGCTGCGGACTGATACGGGGTGTAGATCGCTGCGAAGGTGAGTGCGGTTGGCGTCTCGCTTGGGAGCCCCGCGATGTCGACGTAGGGGTACGGGCTCATGCCGTTGTAAAACAGCAGCCCCGGCCCAGCCGAGGTGATCCGTGGAATATACGCGCCGCTGCAAGTGGCCCGCCCCCTAAACAGCGAGAGCATACCACTTGGGGTCGCGACCGCCGATGCTCGCATCATCGGCGACGCAGCGATATGGTTCTGGTCGTATCCGGGCGCTTGTCCGGCAGGGAACGCGAAAACGTTCCGGGGGAGCGCGAGCCCCAGCGGCCCCGCCTGAGCGAGCCGCGCGCCGGCCATTGCCGCGCTGGCGCCGATCAATGCGCGCCGCGAAATCACGACAGCCCCGCCGCCGCAAGATCGTTAATATTGATCGGGCCCGGGTAGCCGTTCGCCTCCCACCAGGGGATTTGCGTCGCCGCAAGCGCAAGGATGTTTGTCACGTCGGTTGACGTAACACCGGTGTTCGTGTCGCCAGTCCAGGCATTGAGCCAGCCCTGCACGGCGGCGTAAACCGTCGCGTTGCTCATCTCGATCGTCCTCACCCCGTTGGGCAACAGGTCGAAGTAACTCTTGGCGGCTGCCTCCGCGAGGGTTGCGGCTGTGGCGGGCGCGGCGGCCGCGTAAGCCTCCAATCTGGGGAGTTTTCCCTGCACGGCGAGATAAGCCGACACGGACGAGACTGATACGTCTTGCATCGGGCCAGCGACCATCCAGGTTCCGATCGCCGCCAATTTCTCCGCCGCCGTCATTCCGGCAGCGAGCGGCGTCCCCGTCACGTCAGCAGGCAGGCCGGTGGTCGCCCATACCGAAGAGAGAGGCGCATAGTTCAGCATGATACAGACCTCAGAAATTCGTTAGGGGAGAAATCATGGTCAGTGTATTACCTGACGCCGTGAACGTCGCCCCGGTGATCTGCTCAACGCAGACCTTGAACTGATAGGCTGGAATTGCCACTGCGTGCGTCCCAGCTGACCAATAGGACACACCAGAGACGACGCTGGTCGGGAGCGGGATAATCGCGTCTGGCGGCCTTGCAAGATTTGCATTGCACCCCTCAAAATTCGTGCCGTCCGTCTTGTTGAACCAGACGGCAATGACAGAACCTGCGCTCGGCGATATTGCAGTAGAACTGCCGTACTCGAAGACGAGATCGCCGATCTTCGCTCCTGCGGTGTTGGAGACCGAATAGGTGGACGACGACTGGTAATATGATCCGCTCGCGGCGCTGTTGATTTCGGTCGAGACGAGGGTCAGCGGGCTTTGCAGTCCGCCGTTGGCGCCCGCGCCGGAAACCCACTTTGGCTGGCCGCTGACCGGAACCGCGACCCCACCCGCATTGCCCTGGATGGTCACCGCCTGGCTGTTCGCCGTGCCGGCGGCGCTATCGAGCGTGGCGCCGCCAGCGCCGAGCAGATCGAGCTTGCCGATCGTGTTCGAGCCACCAGGCAGTCCCGAAATCACGTTCACCCAGAGCTGCCCGTTCGAATTGACGGCGAGCGGCGCCGAGCTTCCAACCGGGAGCGACGGCGGAGAACCGCCATAGTTGACGCCAGAAATGACGACGGAGCCACTCGGCGCCGTTGCCCCCGACACGCCGCCGCCTATGACGGAGGTCTGGTTCGCCGCAGTGGCGGCGCCCGAGGGCAGCGTCCCCGTGTTCGTCGCAATGGCCGACAGTGAGGAGATTTCGGTCGCCTGGTTCGCGGCGGTCGCAGCGCCCGAGGGCAAGGGCAGGGACGCGGCCGAGACCGGCTGCGTGACCCCGGAATTGTCGACCTTGAGGCCGTTCGCGGTCGCCGTGAGCTTGCCGTTGATGCCGGCGAGGTTGCCTCCGCCCTCCTGCGCGGCGTTCGATGGCAGCGGGAGCGAGGTGGCCGAGATCGCCTGCGTCGAGGGGAAGTTGGTCACATGGGCGAGCGCGCCGCCGTCGGCGTTGATCGCCGGCTGATTGGCCGCAGTCGCCGCGCCGGCAGGCAACGGCAAGCTCGTAACGCTCACCGGGAAGGAGGCGCCCGATCCCGGCTGAACGAACCAAGCCGACGAGGAACTTCCCGCGGGCCCTTGAATGACAGTCCCGCCGCCGCCTCCGCCGCCGGAGGCCCCTCCCGACCCGGTCGGGAGGCCTGCGCCGCCAGAAATATTCAAACCTGTCGAGCCCGTTGCGGTAACGGCCGCGAGGTACGAATTCGTCCCGACGGTGAGCGCCATCCAGCCGCCGGCCTTGACGACATCGTTCGCTGTCGTCGCTGATACGGCCGAGCCGCCTATCGTAACGAAGGCGTCGACCGAGCCTGTGTTGTAAACGACGACGGTCGAACCCGCCGGGAGCGCGACGCGGCTCGAGGTGGTTCCGACCGACAACTGCGAATACGAAGGCGTCGGCTCAAACCCAATTATGGATGCGGAGAGCGATCCCGAAATCTTGCCGGGGTTAGCCGCGGTGAACAATGGGCCCGATCCGTCGCCGCCGACGGGAACGACGCCGGAGAGCACAGTGCCGGTCACGTCGTGATATGTTTGGGCGAAAGTGGGAAAGGCGAGCGTGAGCGAGGCCGCGGCGAGCCCGCTGGCAACAGTTCGTATCACGTTGTCCTCCTGCGCATTGAATCGGCCGGGTTGGCCGCCGCGTCGCGATGGGGCGCCGGGTGGACCCGCGGTCGGTGGAAGAAAAGGAGTTTTGGCAGCTCCCCGCCGCTTCAGACGAGTCGCGAGAGCTATTGAAAGTATTCGACGTCGAGCGTGCCCGAAGCCGATATCACGCGGAAGTTGGAAAGCACCGCGGAGCCGGACAACGAGACGCAGGACCCGGCGGCGAGCGGCTGACCCACAGTTACAGTCGGGACCGTCGAGCCGTCGGTCGTGTATTTCGCCGCTGCGGTCGAGGCGCAAACAGTCGCGTACCGCGCTCCGGCTGGAACAGTCAGCCCGGTCGCTGACGTTGGCGCGAGATTGTGCTGACCGGGCGGCATCGGCGCGTAGGCGTAAGGCAACGGCATGACGCCCGGCACGATCGAGCCGCTTGCGTCGCGATAGGTTTGGCCAAAGGTTGGGCCGGCGACAAGGACGAACGCCAGCGTGGCGCGGGAAGCGCGATACAGCATGTCAGGGGTCCGGGAAGGTTACGAGGCCGAGGGCTAGCGGAGAGGAAGATATCCTTGAGCTCCTGCTAAGACGTCGACGGGTTCGCGAACGCGACGTGATAGGAAAGCCTGACGGCCCCGCCGGTGAAATTGCCTCCCGCAGCGGTCAACGTCAGAGCCAGGCCGCCCGTGTAGACTCCCTTCGGCCCTATCAGGCCATAATTGTACGAGCCCGCCGCGACCCCGAGGCTCGAACCGTAACTCGACGAAGCAGCGTCAGAGATCGAGTAGGACGTCGCGCCGGTGATGGCCGTCACGACATAGGCGCCAACCGCAAAGACGATGCAATTCGCCGGCAAGCCGATCGGAGCCGTCACGCTCGCGCCGGAGACTCCGGAAACCAGAGTCTCGATCACCGCGAACTGCATGGTTGCGCCGTGCGGCGCCGTGGCCACAGTGTTGAGCGAGTCGGTGACCGTCCATGCGTTCGAACCATTGCTTTCCAGTCCAAGGAATCCATACGGCGAGTTGATGATGAATGACGTCTGCCCGTTGATCGTGTCGGAACCGGCGCGGGCGACGACGATCGTGTTCGTCGCCGAGCAGTTCCCGCTCTCGTCGACGACGAGCAGGCGCGTCCCGGTCGGGTACGCGCTCGCCGCGGGCAGTGCGATCGTCCGCGCGGCGGTGAGCGCGACATAGCCGATTGTCCGATCGGTCGGCAGCGCGGCATAGGAGGCGTCGCTAATGGCCGTCCGTGCGTTGGTGACGACCTCCGACAGCTTCGCCGCCGGATAGCCGCCTGACGCCGATCCGTCCTGAAGAACGATTCGATTGTTGGAGGTGTCGACGACGACCTCGCCCTGAGCGCCTGTGAATGACGCTATCTGGCTCGCCGTTCCTCGTCGCAACTGCAGTTGTTCGCTCATGGCGCGGTTCCCAGGTTGACGGATTCGGACAGCGCGCCGGTCAGCGCGCCGAAGTCGTCGAAGACCGTGGCGGTGGAAGAGACCTCTCCGAGGTCGGTCGCGATCCCGCTTGCAAGCTGTGCGGCGATGGGGCTCGAGACTCCAGCGCCGGTGGGCATATACGGATAAGCGACGCAGGTCGACAGATCCTGCAAGCCGCCGCCAAACGCGTTGAAACTCTGAAACTTGAGATAGAGGGCTCGGCCAACAAGATTCGTCGGAAGGTCATACTTCACCACAGCGCCGTCGATGCGGGCGAACGGAGCACCCGATGCGTGAGCGGCGCCATCGGTTCCGCCAAGTCCGCGGGCGAGGCCGATCAAGGTGTAGGCGTTTGCGCCCGTGAGCGTCGCGAACTCGTAGGCTAGCAACTCGCTGTCGACGAGCGCCAGGGTCGCGCCCTGCTGCGCCGCTGTTTGCGACGTACCCGCAAGCGCTGCGCCGCTCTCGGCGAGACTGACCGCAAGCGTATCGACCGTATCCCAGCCGGATGCGGCAGGAAGGGCGGCAGTTAGAACTCCTTGTCGCAAGGGCGCGGTGATCGCTGCGACCTGCGCATAGGTCACGTTGTCGACCGAGACGAAAACATTGGCGCCGCCCCATTGGGGGCTGGTGGCGGGCACCTCCGAACCTGACGCGCCGACCCAGATTTGAGCAACTTCGCCGGTCGCTTGCGGGGGAGGTTCATAAATGAGCGGCGCATTGATCGGAACAGCCGGTACGGCCCAGTTCTGAACAGCGCCGCCTGAGGACGCGTTCTGGTAGAAGGCAGGCGTGGAAACGCCGCTCACGAACTCTTCGGCCGTGACCGCGAGCAAGCCTTTGTCGTCCTCCTCGACCGTGACGATCCGGACCGGATAATTCGACAGTCCGAGGTTGGCGTCGGTGATCGTCACGACGTCCATCGGATCGAGCAGGCAGTACTCCCACGAAAGCTTGAACGTGAACTTCGTGCGGACATAGAGTTCGCGCTGCAGGATCGTCTGCGCCACGAGCGGGCCGATGCGCAGTTCGTCGCAGATTTCGTGGGCCTCGATGACCGATCCGACCCGCGGACCGAAGACTTCGATCTGCCCCTGATCGCGCGCTTCGACGGGCGTCGCCGAATATTGGTTTGGGCGCGACACACACTCGATCCGCTGGATGGTCGGGAGTGAGAAGACATCCGCGCGCTCGACCTGAACCGGGTCCTTGTTCCCCCTCTCGTCGATGAAATCGAGGTCGGTCAGAGCGTAGACGGGCGTAAGGTTTGGCGTGTAGCTGGTGGGCGTGGCGTAAGTGTATGTGATGACGATGGCCTTGCCCTCGTCCGCGGACGCAAAGACGTAGGTTCCTTGCGTCGGCATCCCGTATGTCCCGGCCGCGATCGGCGCGGCGGCGCCGATAAAGGCAAGCGGGGCATTCGAGAAAGCGTAGACGACGCCGCCGTCCGACACGAAGTCGGCAGCGGGACCGACCGTGACACTAGCCGGGAGGGTGACGCCCCACGACCGGGGAACCGGCGTCGGCACCGAGAACTGGTTCGAATATGTGGTTTGACCGCCGGCGGTGATCGCGGTGTCGCCGTAAGGGATGAACTTCAGCTCGCCGCCGCTCCAGACGGCCGCACAGCTCAGGATCTGAAGCCAGCGCGAAAGAATGCTCGAGCCTTGCTCCTGGCTGGTGAGAGCCGGCGAGAAGGCGAAGCCCATCGCCTTACAATAGGTCTGCAGCGAGGCGTCGCCGCCAGACCCGAACAGCGTGGTTGCGTTGATGCTGGCGGGATTGAAGCCCGCGCCGTATTGCGGGTTGGTGAGGAAGTCGTTGATGACCAGCGCTGGATCGGCGTCGATCCCGTTGATCCCGGTCCCGGCGAAGATTCCGATGATCTCGAAGTTGTGGTTGGAAATCGCCGCGGCCTCGCCGAGATTGTAGGACGCCGCGCAGACATAAGCCGTTCCCTGGTAAGCAAGCGCCTGCCCGGGATAGAGCGCCGAGAGATACGGCCAGGTCGTCTGCGGAGTGGAGCCGTTGTAGAGGATGAAGCCCAGCATCGGCAGGGTGTAGATCGACTGGTCTTTCCAGATGATGCCGATGCCGCCGATTGGACCCTCGCACAGAGCGAGAATGAGGTCAGCGGTGTAGGTGTAGGACCTCGAGGAGGCGCTGCCGCCGCCGAACATGCCGCCCTTGGTGCCGCCACCCTTGCCGCCTCCGCCGCCCGCGTAGGCCTGGAAGTTCTGATACCAGACGACGTTCGCGGCAATCTTGGTCCGTCCCCAGACAACCGGAATCGGCAGCGTCGAGACTGAGGTCTGAAGCTGAAGCCCGGTGTAGTCGGGCTTGGCGTTCTGCGAGCGCAGCCAGCTCATGCATTCCGTCCCCAGTAGCTTGCGAACCTAGCGCGCCTCTGCCGCTCGGCGAGTTCGGCGTTGCGTTCGACCTCTTCCTCGAGCACGACGCGCGCCGGCGCGAACGCGTGCACGATCGTCAAAGGGGTGCTCGCGGTGACAATTCCACCGTGGGCGAAGCAGCGCCCGAAACGGAACAGGATGACGTCGCCGCGGTCGGGCGCAGCGACTTCGCGCGCGCGGGCGAGCAAGAAGCCGAGATAGCGCTCGTCGTCCCTGTGGAGCATCCAGTCTCGTGTGTAGGGGCGCGGATCGAACGGCTCGACGAGGCCGAGGTCACAGAACACGCGCACGAGGATCATGGCGCAATCCACGCCTGCGCCCTTCACGTCCGCAGCGTGATGGTAAGGCGTGCCGATCCAGGACCGGGCTTCGGCGACGACGGAGGCGCGTTCACTCCCTTGTCTCAGAGGGAGAGGGGCCGGGGATGAGGGGACGCCGGAGACCATGACAAGTCGCTCCCGTCATGCCCGATCCAATTCGGGCTGGTCGCAGGTTTCTCACGCCGGTCTCTCTCCGGTTGAGAGAGGGATTTCTAGTACGCCGCCTGGGGTGGCGGGATGTAGGGGAATCCGCGGAAGTTCGCGAGGTTGGAGAACCGCGCCGCGCAGGTGTTCTGCGTGTGGTCGCAACCCGCATAGACTGTGAAGGCGTCGCCGACGCCGGGCGCGAAGGGGAGCGGATAGACGAGATTCAGCGCGCTGCCCGCGACGACGGTCTTCACCGTGGCGCGGACGGCGGCGTTGGCGCCAGACGAGAACACGATGGCGCCCTGCGCGTGGCTCGCGGCCGCGCCGGAAAAGACGATCGCGCTCGAAGTCGATCCGGCGCCCGCTGTCCCCTTTGCCGCATACGCGCCGCGGACCACGCCGCATCCCGCGTCGTAAAGCGTGTGCACGCAGGTCGGCGAGAAGAGGTTGCGCGGCATGTCGTAATCGAGGATCACAAGATCGCTGGCGATCGTCAGCGTCGCGGACGTGCGGCCGACCTGGTCGACCGTCGACACGCGTCCCTTGAACAGGGTCACGCCGTCGACAACCGAGCCGTTGTGCGCGGTCAGGAACACACGGTCGCGCTGGACCGAGGCGCCGTCAAAGGCGCCGTCGCGCAGGGCCACAAGCAGCGGCGCGCCGTTGACGAGGTCGGTCGGCCGCGCGGCGATTGTGATCTGCTGCTTGTCGACCTCGAGGCCGACCGAGGCCTTGTATTTCAACCCCTGCACGAGTGGTCCGCTCGCGAGGAACGTCGCGCCGTTGTAGACGACGGGGAAGTCAACGTTGGTCCACGTGTAGGCCGTCCCGGTAGACAGCGTGAAGGTGAAGCAGTCGGCGAAGGCGATCGTCGAATCCGGAACGGTCCGGGTGGCGTTGATGAGATTGACGAGCGTGGACGAGGCCGTTTTCATGACGTGCGCACCGAACGGAATTTGAGCGAGTCGACCCGCCAGAGGTTCTGCATGAACTGCTGGAAATCGACCGAGTCGTCATCGAAGCGGCACTGAAAGGCGTAGGAGAACGAGGCGCCGATGAGCGCGCCGGTCGCCGGGGCCGCCGCGAATACTAGGCTGTTCGGCGAATTCAGTGACCAGCCGGAGCTTTGCGCCGCGCCGCCAAGCGTCACTTGGGACACATTCGTCACCCAGCCGACCGGCTCGAGGAATCCGCCGAGCCAACGAGAGAACGTGAAGGTCGTCGTGGCGCCGTCGCCGGTGGCGAAGACCTGGTTTGTGACCGCGTTGTCTGTTGGATCCGTGTAAAGGAAGGTCCCATACTGGCCCTGACACTGCATGTAGAAACCCATCAGGGTCTGCAACGACTGTGCGCCCGCGCCGGGGTGGCTAGCCGCATCGGAGCTAAGCGCGTCGAAGGCCAGCTCGAACTGCCAGATGGGGTTCTGATAGAGGGCGTCGCGCACTTCGCGCCCCGAAACGTGGGACGCGACGACCGTCGAGAACAAAGGCTTCTTGTGGACGCTCCAGCCCTGGCCGGCGAGCGTGGGGAAGGAAGGCGGCGCGCTCACGGCCGAACCGCCGTCAGGCGAACCATGCCGAGCTTGAACAGCATCGTCATGAACTCCTCGAAGTCCAGGTCGTCATCGGCGAAGCGGCAGAGCCACAGCGCGGTGAAGTCGGCTGCGATCGTTGCGCCCGCTGCGGGCGCTGTGACGAAGACGATCGCCGCCGGATAGGCGTTCGACAGCGTCCAGCCGCTCGACGGCAGGGCTGCGCCGTCCGCGTAGACAGCGCCGATGCTCGAGCACCCTGCGACGGGCGTGAGCGTCGAGGCGACGGTCAGCGCCAGCGGGAACGCGGTGGTCGAGCCGTCACCCTCGCCGAGGATTTGGCCCGACACGGCCGAGAGTCTCGGCGGCGCGAACCAGAAAGGCGTCGACGCGCCCTTCATGTGCTCGAAGAACCCGGCGATCTGCTGCATCTCATGGTCCAAAGCGTCTGAGTGCAGGAGATCGAAGCTCAGTTCGAAGTCGAAGAGAGGTGCGGCGAACGAAGCGCGGCGGCTCGACCGTCCGGAGGCCCGTTGTGCTACCTGAGTGCCGAACCGCGGCCTCACGCGCAGCGTCGAGCGCAGCTCCGTCAGCGCGGGAAAGATCGCGTAAGTCCCTAAGCTTGGCGGCGGCGACGGGGCGGGCGGAGGAAGCGTCAAGCGTCCGGTGATCCAGTCGCCCGTCTGCCAGTTGCCGGCGTCGCCCCACTGGCTGGACAGGATCGGAAACACCGGGAACGGCCGGGCATCCCAGTTCCAGACGCAGGAGAGCGCGAACTCGATCAGCGAAACGCCGCCCGCCGAGGTCTCATTGTTCCCGTCCGTATTCCAGTATTCCCACATCGCCTGAAGGGCGACAGTCGAGATCGTGTCGTCCCGAAGCGGCGCAACACCGCCGCCGGGAATCGGCTGCCAGATCGACCAGTAGGGAGTCGCGCTCTCGGTCGATTTGGCGTCGAAGAACACGTTCGGCTGGTTCGCGCCTTTGTCGGTCGAGGGATAGCCGTATTCGATGAAAGCGAGAGGCTTCGATTGCGGCCGCCATTCCGTCGCCGAACCGCGGGGGATCCAGCCCTGTCCGTCGCCCGTGTCGTAGATGGCCTGATGCGTGTTGTTCCACCACCAGCGGTATTGCTTGTTGGCGAGAATCTGCTGGTTCGGCGCGTAGGCCGAGCGGGTCTGCGCCAGCCGATCGCCCTGCGGCGGGGACACGATGAGGTCTGAGCCGTTGGGGTCGAGGCCCGGCCCAGCATTGTCGCCGTCGCCGTACCACCAGTCGAACTTCTCGCCGCCTTCGATGTTGCCCTTGAGATAAGGGAGCGAGTAGGGCGTCGGCGGCCCGGAGAGGCCGAGCCCGCTCATGGTTGATGGCGGCGGCGGCCAGGCGCCTGAGGGCCGGGGACCAAGCCAGCTCTGCGCATCGAGGCCGCCGTCGCCGGTCGTCCAGTCCGACAACGGGAGGTAATTGTCGAGACCGACGACGTCGATGTTCGTATCTGCCCAGAGCGCGTCGAGGTGGGGCCATTGGCCGTTCGCGCCGGGGTGCTGGAACCCCATCCAGTCCGACCAGTCGGCCGAATAGGCGATGAGGTTGGAAAGCGTCGTTGAGTTCTTCGTCAGCCCCTGGCCGTCGAAGATCGCGCGCACGTCGGCCGCCAGCGCTTGGAGCCCGGCGACAAAAGGATAGTCCCAGACTGCGCAGCCGTTTGCGTCCGTCGTCCCGGCGGGCGTCCAGCCGGGACCCCGGATAGTCTCGAGACCGCGCAGTTCCGAGCCGATTAGGAAAAGATTGACACCTCCGGCGAGCGTGCAGAGCCAGGCGTAATGCAGGATCATCCGCCGGTAGGTGTAATCGGTCGGCGATCCCGCATAGGCGACAGTCAGGTTGACCGGATCGGGCGCGAACAGCGAGGGCGCCGCTGAGCCGAGGAAGGCGTTGGCCGCGCCGGTTGCTGCTGCGCTCATGTCCGGCGCGTGCATGACGCGGCCGCGCCAGGGAAGGCCGGGTGCCGTCATCAGGATGAACGGATAGAAGGTCACCTTGAAGCCGCGCGCCTTGAGGTCCTGGAGGCAGCGCACGACGCTCGCGTCCGACGGCGTGCCGCCGTAGACGTTTCCGCCGCTCGCCAGCTTCGGCAACGGGATCAGACCGGACGAGGCCTGCGTCAGTCCCGACACCCGCCACGAGTCGCTGGCGGCGCCGAGCGGGGTCAGCGCTTCGAAAGAGCCGCCGATGAAGTTGGTCGACGGATAGATCTGGCACGACGCGGCCTCGGTCGAGCTGCCGAACCAGGCGCAGACGACCGAAACGGTTCCGCATTTGGGATGCGCCGCCTGCAGCTGGTCGATGGCGTAGGAATAGTCGGCCTTCGATCCGCCGGGAGCGAAGAAGGTGTTAAGCGGCTGCTGCAAGGCGCCGGCGAGCGCGCCAGTGTGTGCGATTGTGTCGTAGGTGAACTCGCCGGTCGCCGGCAGAAGGTGCACGCCTCCAATGAAGCCCATTGCCTCAGCCCCCGAGACGGCGCAGTCCGAGCCGCGCGCCGTGGCGAACCGCCTCGTCCATCGCCTTCAGCATGGTCGAGCTGTTCGTCCGCATCCACTGCGAAACGGAGCCCGAGTCGAGCGCCGAGACGTGGACGTTGGTCGTCGGATGGATGTGGACGGCGCCGGAATTGGCGCCGCCCGAGCCGCTTTCGCCGCCGAGCATGGAGCGAAAGGCGCTGGCCTCGGTCGCCGGCATGATGAGCTCGTTGTGATGCACCAGGGTCAGCATGTCGTCGGGCACCTGCCACATTCCGATGTCGGCCGAGGCGACGGAGCCCGCCATGCTGGCGACCGTCGCCTGGGCCGCCGCCGCCGGTCCCGCCGCGAACGGACCCATCAGCGGCGCGAGGAACCCGAAGACGCCGGCGAAGGCCTCCGCGGCGGAGGACAAAATCGAGCGCACCATCGCCGCTCCCTGCGCGCCCATCGACGCGGCGGCTCCGGCTTCCTCCGCGCCCGTGCGGGCTGCGACGCCGGTCGTGGTCGCCGCCGTCTTCATCGCCTCGCCGATCAGGTGTTGCGCGACGGTCTGTTCCGTGAACTCGATGAACTTGATGAGCAGGTCCTCGAGGGCGTTCTTGAAAGCGGTGCGCCAGTTTTCGGTCCCCGAGATGAGGCCACGCAACTGCGAATTGAACGCGGCCTCGATCGTATTGGCGAGAGATTTGTAGTCGCGCTCCTGCTCCTGCAGAGCGGAACGCGTCAGTGAATTCATCTCGTCGTCGCGGCGGCGCGTCGCCTCGATCACCATATCGTCCAGTCGCTGCTTGGCGGCGAGCGACTGATCGCCGAGCGTCTCCCGTTGCTTCAGCGCGTCGAGTTCGAGCGCGTAGGCCTCGTTGATTGCCTGAGCCGAGAGGGCGAGCTTCTGGCTTTGGGTGATCGCATAGGCGCGCGCCTCCTGGGCGTAGAGCTCAAGCTTCTGCTTGAGGCCGTCCTCGATGAGCCTCAGCTCCTCCGTCGCCGCGAGCTGCGCGGCCAGCATGGCGTCCGCATAAGCCGCATCGTCGCCCTGGCGCATGGCCGCGGCGGCGCGCGCGCGGTCGGCGGCGATCGATTGTTCGAGCGATTGCGCCGAGGCGAGCGAGTCGCGATAGGTCTGGAGGCGTCCGGGGTTGAACGCCTGCGCTGAGGCGTTCGCGAGCGAGGCGAGCTGGCCGTTGATCTCGCCGAACGGCGTCGAAAAGCTCTGCAGCGCGTCCTTCGCCTGGTCGACCCCGGCGACGAAGTCGGCGACGGACGCGCTGAAGCTGACGGAGACGTTGGCATCGGGCATGGCTGTCCCTGTCGTGGCTTCTTTTCTCCCGTTGCGGGAGAAGGTGGCGCGAAGCGCCGGATGTGGGGACCGCGCCGACCCCCTCCTCATCCTTCGACGAGCTCAGGATGAGGGGAAAGGGGAGCTCTGCTCACAGCGCCCCGTTCGGGAAAGCGGCCTTCAGTTCGGCCACGGTCGGCTGGCTTTGCGTCGGCTTCTCGCTGGGAGGCCTGTACTTGAGAGCCGCGGCGATGAGCCAATGGGCGGGCGGATGGCGCTTCCACTCGGCGTGCAAGGCGAGGAAGCGCGGGACTGTGAGTTCGTCGAGCACTTGCTCCCAGCTCCACCCGAGGTTGGCGACGACGCCCGCGATCAGGGCGTCGTAATCGACTTTCCCGCGTCGGGCGACGCCTCCGCCGTCGCGTTCTGAGCCGCACGCAGGCCCGCGGCCTTGGCAACCGACGGGAAGGCCTGGATCAGGTCGCCGACCGAGAAGGGCAGGTCGAGAAAATCGACGAAGGAGAGGGCGGGATCGACATGGGCGACGGCGCGCCAGGTCGCCTCGGCGAGCCGTTCGAGCTCCGGTTCTCCCAGACGAGCGACGCTGTCGCTCGACATCGCTGCGCCGCCGGCCGCGACATAGATGTCGTAGAGCGCGGGCTGGATCGCCTTGATCGCGCGGAACGGCAGATGCGGCAGCGCCCATGCTTTGCCGCCGAGGGAAACGGGAAAGGTGTCGTCGCTCACGCCGCGTCTCCGAAGTTGAATTGGCAGACCTGGCCGGCCGCATTGGCGAAGCATTGGAAGTCAAGCTCGGGGACGAGGAAGTCCTCGACTTTGGTGCCGAACGACAGCTTCTCGGCAACGCAATTGTAGAGCAGCACCGAGAACTGTTTTCCCGTGCCGGGATCGGAGGCGAACAGGTTGGCCGAGAAGGCGACCGATGGGCCGATCAATCGCGACGTGACCGCGATGCTCTCGCCGCTCGTCGCATTCGTGTAGGTGTAGGAGATCAGCACGTTCTGGCCGGCGTCGGCAGCGGCGAAGGTGTAGACGCCGCCCGCCGCCGCATACTGGCCCTGCGAAGGGTTCGAGGCGACCTGCTGCAGCGGCAGCGCAGAAGTCGCATAGACGACGCCCTGGTCGGCGACGAAGGTCGAGTGGTTGGTCGTCGAGTACGTGTAAGGCGAGGCGGACGGCACGGCGGTCGTCTCGCCGAACTGGGTCTGGACGACGCCGACGCTGGGCGTGAGCCCGAAGAACAGCGAGCCCAGCGCCTG